ATAGATCATCGAACGTATCAACGGACTCTTCTCGCCATACGTCGATATCTGCTCGTCAATCCAATCCTTGGTCAAATGAGGGCAATCAAAAGCCGTAACCGTAAATGTATCCCACCTCTCCCGATGCTTCGTGAACGCCTCATAAAAATACCCAGAAGCAGCACCTGGACTGCTCATAATCAATATCCGGCTGGGCTGACACCTCTCCATCGCATGAAATATCCCATCCTCACACGCCTTCGCCTCATCCACAATAAACAACAAATTATCTGTCGGCCCCTGCCTGTGCCAACCCTCCGCCTTATGCGGATCACTAGCACTAAACCCAATCGCCCGCGCACCATTCACAAACCTCAACCCACTTTGTGTTACCTCAAACCCCTCCCCTCCCGTCATCGTCTGTACCCCACGCTTAATGCTCGGCCATAAAGCCGCCTCAATCTGCCGGAACACACCCGCCGTACATACACACAAACTATCCGGAAAATTCACAACGTGCCACAACACCGCACTAGCCGCCACCATACTCGTCTTACCACTTCCATTAGCCGCCTTCAACGCAACACGACTCCCCTTATAATTCAAAGCCTCCAATACATTGAACTGCCAAGGATACGGACTCTCACCCATCCACCTCTCCGGAAACCACTGCAAGTCATACTCCTTGCTAACCGCATCCTTCGTAGGCTTGGGCTTATTCTTGCTACCCTTCGGGCGACCTCTTTTTGTTGGTGCTGATTCGGAAGGGGGGGCAGCAATAGCACCCACGGGGGGGAGGGGGGTGGCCAGGTCACGGTGGTGGTCTGTTTCTCCGGATTTCATGGCTTATTTTCGCACAACATAAGATATATGCGGCGGATAGAAGCGCCGAGCAAATCACGTTTAACTACTGTTTTTACGGGGTGATTTGGCAACCTTCACCTGCTCTGCGGGCCGTTTGGCTTGCGATGCCAGCACGTTTTGCAAGTTAATTTGGACGTTTTGCGCCGGTTGGGTGGAAGGTTGGGCAAATCCTGCTGTTCTCTCCAAAATCCACGCGGCCGCTTGCCAAGACTTGGCCGCATGGGTTTGAATCACGGCTAGATTGTTTTTTATCCCTTCCGCTTTAGCGCGCTGCAACCTCTCCCCTATCCCATCATCCCTTTTCATGGCACGGGATAAGGCCGCTTCCGATATGCCAAGCAAACCGGCAACCCTAGATTGCGGGAATCCCAATTTCATGGCGTCCTCGGCTTCCGTTATCTGCTGCTCGCTAACTGTGGCAAGGGCTTGCTTGCGGCCCCGTTTGGCTTCAGGGCGGATGATTGTCAATTTATCTGGCATACTATTAGCGCGTTTATTTAAAGCAATAGGGACGGGGAAAACGAGCGCAAAATTCATTGGGAATAAATAATGTTAAAAGGTGTTACCTTTTTGGTTGCTAATAAGGGTGGACTGCGGTAGACATAGGGAAGCGCAAGCAATGCGCCATTTATCATGGAAAACACAATCACAAGGAACATCGGAGAGAACCGGAACAATCGACGCGTATGGCTTGAGGGTAAACACCTTGCCGAAGCCGGATGGTCAAAGGGCGTCCGATATCAGCGCGAGCAAACGGCAGACGGTTTTATTCTCACCAAAATTGACAACGGCAAATTGAAGATTGCGGGCGGCGAGAATCGGCCCGTGATTGATATCTGTGGCGGATATGTCGCCAAGGCATTGCAAGGCTTTGAAAAAGTATCCGTTACCATTGCCAGCGACAAAATCACCATTAAGGGCGCAAGCGCAATTTCCGCCCTGTTAACCCTTGCCGCCTAACATCATGCACCAAGGCCATAGAAACCGAGAAACGTGGGTAGTTTGGGCAAGCATTTCCCATAATGAGCAATTGCTTAATCAATGCCTATCCATTGCCAATTCACGGCCCGCCAATTTACCGGCGCGCCTTGCCAAAACATTTCCAATTGTCGAATGCGGCGGAGTGGATTGGGACGGCATCGCCGAATTGCTTTTAGAACATTTAGACGGCATAGAATAAAAAACAATCCTAGCGCGCGAAAATCATGCGGACGGCGCGCGCGCTAGGACACACGACACGCCAACCGGCTGGAACCGGCCCGCATGACAAAAACTAGGACAAATGAAAAAGACAACCGGCGCAAGCCAATATCATCCCCGCGTACACTTTGTACGCAAATCATCCAACCGTAAAACCGGCCCGATACCCGTCAGCACTACGGCAAGTGATTCTTGTCCGGATGCGTGCCCGCTCAAAAATGGCGGATGCTATGCAAAGGGCGGGCCGTTGGCCATCCATTGGCGCAAGCTGGACAAAACCGCGCAATCCACCGCGCGGGCATCATGGTCTAATTTCCTGGAAAACGTGAAAGCGTTACCGGATGGCCAATTGTGGCGGCATAATCAGGCGGGCGATTTATGCGGCGAGAATAACAAAATATCCGCGCGCTTTATCCGCCAATTAATAAAGGCGAACAATGGCAAACGCGGTTTCACTTACACTCACAAACCCGTTGACAATGCCAACGCCACAAACCGGCTCAATGCCAAACTTGTGGCGGAGTCCAACGCCAACGGTTTCACGGTAAATCTATCGGCGGACACGGTTGCAGAAGCGGACGAATTGGCCGCGTTGGATATTGGGCCGGTTGTCACAATCTTGCCGGAAAAATACGGGCGCAAGGCGAACAAAGGCGAATTCACAGAATCTCTTGCCGAATACCGCGAGCGCACCGCGGATTTGCCGCGCACTACTCCGGACGGGCGGAAGGTTGTCGTTTGCCCTGCTCAATACCTTGACGCCAAAAGTTGCGCCGATTGTAAATTATGCAGCCATGCCAGCCGTTCGGCAATTGTTGGATTTGCGGCGCATGGACAAAGCAAACGCAAGGCGACCGAAATTGCCAACGGAAAGGGCGCACAATGATTTTTGCAATAATCCTATTTTGGGCCATTCCATTTGCCTTAATCATTGCGGCATCATTGCCGGATGATTGCGACAAAGCGGCGAACGTAAAGCGCAAGTGAATGGATCACGGCGGGCCGGTTCAATATCGGCCCGCCCTATCCGGTCACACCGGCAAACAAAAAACACCATGAGCATAAAAATAGAATACAGCGAAATGACTGCCCCCCAACGTGAACAATTGCGCACCGTAATCAGTGAAAGTCAAAACATAGGGGAAGGCTTTAACAGGGAAAGCGCGTTGCGCCGCGATGATTTTTTAACCCTTGAAATGATTGAGATTGTGGAAAACGCAATCGATCCTTGGGATGCTTACCATTCATTTAAAGCGCGCATTTCCGAGCTAGAGCGCGCCGCATTTGCGGCGGGCGAATACGGTAAGAAATTGGACAAGGAAGCAAACGGAAAGGATTAAAACACCATGAACATTGAATTAATATATTCGCCGGATGATGCCGAAAACGAAGGCAAGGGCTATTATTTCCAAAAATGGATTGGCGGGGGCAAAACGAAAACCTCCCAATTATTCGCCAATGAAATAGAAGCGCAAAACGCATTGACGCAAAATAAAATTAAATGGAATTAACACCATGAACACAAACAACAGAATCCTGGTAGAGACACAAGGCGACAAATTGATCTTGCGCGAGTACACAAAAAACCGGCGGCCCAAATTGCTTGCCGTAATGCCAGAGCAGAATCGCGCTCGCGCTAGTTTGTTCGCGCTCGCGCCCGATCTATTACGCGCGGCCCAATGCGCGCTTGCGGCATTATCCCAACCAGCAACCCATAAAGCAGATATTGCGCTCGCGCGGGAATCACTCGCGCGCGCCTTGAATCAAATTGAATTGGAACTGCCCATAAAATCTATGGAGGTTTTGGAAGAATTGGAACGAATCGAAAAATCAAATTGAAACCATGAACTACAGCAAAACATTAAGTGATCACTCTCTCGCGCTATATGCGCGCTTTAAGGAATCCCATCGCGCGCTCACCGATTACGATTCAATGCACAAGGCCGGTTTATTGCCTTGCCTATTGGGCTATAAATTGGGCGACCTTCGCGCGCTTCACGTTTATGAGGGCGGTTTGCATATCCACGAATTGAATCCCGAACGCGCGCCAAAATCATCGCGCGGTGTCTCGGTCATTGAATGCTTCGGATGCGAAGTGGCGAATGATTCGCGCACGGCAGAAACGCGGGAGGAATTGGAACCGATGCTGTTTGATTTCTGGATATCGGAAGTGTTCTACACTTTGCCTTGGCTGGATCAATTCGCATGGGCCGGACGGTATCCGGAGGATTTCGACCATGATCAGCGAATCCGGATGCTTCAATGGAATGACCCCAATGGAGAGTACCAGGATATAGATGATGAGGATGAGTCTCTTGAATTATTGATCAAAACCATTAAGGAAAATGTATTGAGTGTATGAACGATCCCACGCTAAAAGAATTGCCTAAAAGCAATTTTACCCGCCCGTTGAAATGCGTTATTTGGCATATTTACCAAACCTCTATTGATAATCCGCAGACAGTTTTTCGGCTTAAAAAGATTGATCAATGCGGGCGGGACGTAAGGTTGTCTGATGTTAAAAGACTGAACCATTATCGGGCTATTAATCTCCAAAAGGAAATGGATGATTTTTACTGGATTGAAATCTACCGCGATAATTTTGAAAAACTAATAGAGCATGATCGCGAGTTAACCGCGATGCGCGATAAATACCGAGAAATGCGAGAAATGGAGATTTTGATTAATATTGGAGACTCACTTTTAGGAATGTACAAGAAAATAGGCATGGCCCGAACCGGATATATAAGAGTCGCAGAATATTTTAGGAAAATTAATGAATTAGACGGGAAGTCCTAGCCTGTTTGATTCAGTCACACGGGCCGGAGGGTAGAAATTGCCTTCCGGCCCTTTTACGTTTTAACACCTTTTACTACCCTGCCCGCCCTCATCATGCTGTTCTGTTATCAAAATGGCTTGTAGGCCCATTTACGGGCCATTACGAGCTATGCCTGTACGCACATCAGAGTGTCTTTTCTGCTGCTAGGATTGAAATGGCATCGGGGATGTGACCGTTCGCCG